CAGCCATAAAATATATTCTCACGCTTTCTTTTAGTTTGTTATTCTCAGCTGTCGAATTAGCCACAACTGCAAATTTAACATTTCTAGTTAGCCATTTAGCCAATGCTTTTGTAAATTCTTCATCATAAAAATCTACAATCACACCGTAAAAATCGCCAGTTGGTAAACTATCTAAAAATTCTTCGTTCGGTGTTGCTTTGCTTGCGCAATACCAAACATCTGGCTGAATTACATTCCCATCGCTATCCTCTTGTGACAAAAATGTCTCTACGCCTTTGTACATTTTAGAATCAGCCCCAAAATCTGTTTTAACATCATCTAATTTTGTGTATTTCTTATAAGGTTTATCTGCTTCTTTAGTTATAAATAAGACTTTCCCAAAATCACCTAATAGTAAAGGTTTTGTTGGTCTTATTACCGTTACTTTTATTTTCTTAGCCATTCTCTACCTCCGTTTTCACTTCCACATCTTTTATTAAATCTCTTACTCTTTCACTTGATTCTCGCCAATTCATTTCTACATCAAAACTAAATCTGTAAATGTATTGACTGCCCTCAAGAAAAGTTAAATCTTTTATTTCTATCTCGTCATCACTTAATCCGAATCCGTTCCTAACTAAGTCATGTCTTTTCTTAAATACTATAACCTCAAGCAATTCACTAGCCATTTCTTCCGACCTTGACTGTGTTGGTGCATAAAAATCAAATTGCAAATAAGCAATAACTAATCTTAAAGCCTTTTCCTTGATTTTCGTATCTGTTGTTTCAACAGTTCTATATGCACTGTATGCCGACTTATTAAGACTTATCACATGCATAACAGCGCATTCTGTTGGCTTTTTAGCTACATAATTATCACGAATAACTTGGAAATCTACGAAACTGGCTAACAATTTTCTTAATACTTCATTTTTCATTCTTGCACTCTTTCAATATAATAAATTCTAAGTTTATCGTGTTTCATATAATTCTTTGCTGTTGTTACAATATAGTTATTCCCCTCACATTCAATCGTATTTTTTAAGTCAATATCAATATAGCAATATATTTTTTTAGTGTCTAAAGTCACTTGTATCCCTTGATCCGTAAGCATACTTATGTCTTGTCTATTAAGATTAAATACTGCTCCTTCAAATTCCTTGCTTTCATCAATTTCTACCAGTTCCGAATTAATCCATTCGCTAGTTTTCTTTGATATTCTGCATTTGCTGAAAAATCTTTTCGGAATAAATGTTTTATGTGCCATTTTATACACCTACAATCTCATAATTAATTGAATTATACAGTGAGCGAGTATCCATAAGCGGTTTACTGTGTCCTTTTTTCTTTATAGTTTGTGGATTAAGTGCTGCAAAATTCCCGCTTGCTATTGTTTTTTTGATTTTTTGGACTACAAATGTTCCTAGATTTTCATAAGCCTGTTGCCCAGTCATTCCACCCTGAATAATTTGTTCAACTTGACTTTTCATATATTCTTTTATCTCATTCTGTGCATTTGCAGTACCTACAGAAAGTCTGAAAAAAGGTCTCGGCGGAATACCACGGCTTGTGCCATATTCGTTGAAAATAGCATAATCTTGAACCGAGACGCCATTATTACTCCCATCTCCTAAAACTCCAACTTTAACAGCATGAGAACTCAAATACTTCAGTTCCTTATCAAGTTTTTCTAATCCTTCTAATTCATATACAATTTCAGCCATATATCCACCTCACGATACTTTCAATTTTTTCTCTTTTGTTACTTGCAAAATCCACGAATGAATAAGAAATATCGTCAATCTTATAAGTTTTATACTTGCCAGCCTCTTCATCCATACTGTTTATAAAATCATTCATAAGCATAGATATTTCATATTTCAGCCAGTCTGGCAGTTCATCATATCCAGCTTTATAAGTTACTTCCAACTCTTGTTCTTTATCACAACAAGGGCAACGCTTAAACTTAACCATCTCAATATAATTCCCACAACGCTTATACTCTTCGTTAATACTAATCTCTTTAACTTCAACAACTGGACGTTTATTCAAATAAATTCGCTTATTATATTCATAATCCTCTGTAAGTTCTTCAACTTCTAATTTGTATCCAATTACATTCTCAATCTGACTAATTGCAATGCCAAGCAAGGTTCCAACCCTAGCTTTTTCATTATCAGCTAAGGTTGTACCTGTTATTTTTTCGTAGTCCTCTACTGTTATCAGCATTTAAACCACCTCTATTTTACTTTTAAAACTGAGAACGCTTTGGCTCTTGTAACTTTTCCGCCGATTCTAATTCTAGTAAAATATGTTGTAATTCTCTTGTCAGGGTCTCTATGCAATTCTTGCTCAAAGTTTTGTTTCATAACATATGTATAACCTTTCGCAAAATCACAGAATACAGCCGGATATTTACCAGTTGCTATATCATCCAAGAACTCTTCAACATAAACTGGGTATCCATTAAATTTCATTGTAGCTCCGTCTCTAATTGTATTCCATAAAGGCACACCGTTCGCATCTTTCCATAATTTCATCTCTTCATACAATTTTGGTGACACATAATAAGCAGAACCTTGTCTATAACTTAATTTCATACCAGTTTCAAGTTTCACCATATCTTCCCAAGAAACTTTATTTACCGCGCTAGTTGTTACTGCACTAGCTAATACATCTGCATTTGTTAAAAATCCCTCAATGCATTGTTCTGTTGTAGTGTTGTAAGTTCCTTTTAATGTTAAAGCTGATAACGTTTGACCGAATTCTTCTGAAATAGCTTCTTTTATTTCACCAACAATATCAAATGCTGTATCCGCCCTTGTTTCATCTGTCACAGGGTATCTAACTTGTCTCATTCCCGCAGTTATTTCAATTTGACTATAAGCCAAAGAACCGTCTCTAGTATTCCCAGCACCTTCTTTTACAATTTCATTCGCTTCAGTTATTTCGTTTCTAACTGGAATAATGATTGATTTTTCTTTTAAAGTTACAATTTTACCTTTCATTAAGAAGTTGGAAACCTCTTTTGTTTCTTTCAAAATTTCATTTGATAATACTGAAGGCATCAAAATTGGAGTTACCCCTGTCGTCATTATAGGTGCTTTAATTAACCCTTCGACATTTCTATCCCCTGTTTTTAAAAATTTTACAAATGCATCAGTCTCTTTTTTTCCTTTCAACTCTGGATTAGCAATACCTTTTTTCATAGCTTCATCTAAAGCACCAGCCATTTTCCCAATTTCTTCATTTGATTTGTTTAATTTTTCTTCTAATTCTGCAATCTTAGCTGTTTTTTCTTCTAATTCATTCAGTTTTTTTCCTGCTTTTTCAATACTATCCGTGTTTTTCTCAATTCCCTTTTCCAAATCCTCGATATTTTTTGGCATATTATCATCTCCTTTATTTTTATTTATATTGTTATCGCTTTTTACTGTTTGCACAGTCGCCCCAGGTACTGCACCTTTCAAAACTACACTACCCTCAACAACTTCAAACTCTTTAATTATTCTAGCGTTCACTTCACCTTTATCTGTATGCACTTTTCCAAACTCTCTTTGTTTTAAAAATCCGCCAACAGACATTTCATAGTTTGCTCCGTTATTTTTCATCATAGAGTAAACCTTTTGAGCATCTAAATTCAAAGCATTACCATTTTCATCTGTCGACAAATCAAGTTTAGCCGAGAACTTAAGATTTCCAGTTTCATCTTGATAAACTTTCAAAGTTCCGATTTCCTTACTCCAGTCATGCATATGTAACAAGAAATAAGTCTTGTCCTTATCCACTTTATCAAGTGCTGTTTTATCAAAATAATCACCGTAGCTATCAATAACACTATGCGTTACTAATTGCCCTTCAACTATTCCTTTTTCTTCAGTATCTTGTTTCAATACCATTTTGACACTTTTATTAAATTGTTCCACTTTACACCTCCTATATTAATTCGCAATGACAATTTATAATTTCACTCGCTGGTGCTCCCAACTGGTGAGGATGTTTCAATCCACAACTAAAAGTTTCATTTGCCGGGATAGTTTCCTTATCACATTTCAAATGAGTCTCCCTGTCAGTTTTACCACCACCAACGTGCCACCAAGTCTTTTCCAGTCCTGCCTGCTCCAATCCATTGTGATATGTTGTTGTTGCAGTAGTGGCTGTTTCAGTTCTTGCAATAACCATTGCTCTTTTCTTTTCCATACCTTTTACTTTTTGAGTTATCTCTTTTGCGATATCTCTTATGTTTGTTCCACTTTCCTGTCCACGAACTATAATTTTGTTTAAAATATCTTTCGTGGTTTTAGTGATATTTGTTACCTTTTCAGCAATTACTTTTTTACTTAATGCTTTTAATGTTTTGTTCTTAACCGCTGGGATCAACTTCTTATCAATTCCACGATGTGTAATCAAGAAATTAGATGTCTCGTTTACAGTTTCAAATATTCCTTTTTTTAGCTCTATAAACAATTGATTACTAAACGTTTCCCAAGCAAACTCGCTCAAAAACATCTGCTCATTTACATCAATATCACCACGAAGTTGCTTAAATACCAGTCTTAGCCGTCCGAATAATTTAAGTATTAATCTGTTACGCATTTTCAACTGTCTTTTAGCGAGTATCTTTTTTTGAGAATTAGTCAGCTTAACTTTCTTCGTTTTCCGCTTCTTCTTTGCCATCGTCTTCCTCCTCAACTGGTTTTTCTTCTTCATACATTTCTTTGAGTGATGTCATTGATGTACTTATCAAAATATCGTCTCCATTTTCGATAGGCGGATATTCTAGCTCTGCTCTCTTCTCGTTTATCGTCAAATAGCTAAGATTATTAAGCATTGCCATTTTCTCTTTTCTGTCTTCTTTGAGTACTCCAATTGTACTTGTATCAAAATCAATGTATTCGTTGCTTTCTAGCTTGTCTTTCATAATATTATTAAGATACTCGGCTATCTGTTCAACAAGTGGTAATATATTCTCTGTATACAAATCTTTTTTAGCCTCTTTGTAGTTGCTAAACTTGCTGTTTGTTCTATCCCCAATTAAAATACTCGGCACATTCATTACAGCAGCAGTAGTGTTCCTTATTTCGTCCATAGCATTTAAAAAATCAAAGTCCTGTGGCGAAAAGTCTGCCTCTTTTATTTCTGCACCCTCTCCATCCAGGATAAGTGCTTTCCCTACATTCCTAGAACCGCTATTCTGTTCTATTTCATTCTTAATCTCTTTTTTCTTATAATCGTTCAGGAATTTTTTAACAACGATTATAAGATTTCTCTTACCGCCATTCTTTAATATGCTGTTGTTCCACTGCATTATGTAGCACCAGTAATTATGTAAAGCCGTCAAAGATTGCACCTTGCTTATTCCTCGACCTGCTCCAGCGATATTATCGTAAATATTTACACCTTTTATGTAATGGAACATCTTTAGATCTTCACCCTTGTACTCTTTGCCGTTTACTCTTATTGATTTAATACCATTCAATACATTCTGATTGTCATATTCGATATAATAAGAGCCTTTTTTTAATAAAATTAATTCGGCTTTTGTGAATAAGTCAACTCTCATTACAAGCAATTCTCCAAACAAGATGTAATATAAAGCAAAATAATTAATAAATTGGTCTGTATTAAGCAAAGAATTAGGATTCTGCAATGTATTTAACACATAGCTACTTTTAACATCTCTAACATTATCCCCATATCCTTTTTTATAAGTTCCCCATTTCAAATTATTTATTGCTTCATTTATCCTTGTTATTGCACTAGATGTAAACGGATTTTTGTATAGCTGGCTTAAAAACTTTTCAGGGTCTTCATCTTCAAGCACATAACCGTTTATAAATTCCGATAGCGTAACTGGTGACCTGGTACTCCAAAATCCTTTTGAAAAAATATTAAGTCTCATTATCCACCTCCTCTTTATAGTAATGTTTATTTAATATATACGGCGTATAGTCGCTTAAAGCATATTTGATAGCGTCAAAACTGTGTGGGTCGATATTAAACGGCTTTTGCGTCTTTGGATTCTTTGCTATTAATCCGTCTTTATTAAAAAACCATTTCATTTCTGTCAGTTCTCTATATGTGTTAGGACACACATTTTTATCAATAAATATATTTCTAAATGATTGTATCTTTTTGACCCCGGCTTTACTTATATCACTTGTTTTTTTGACAGGATTAATCATTACATTGTTCATATTGTAAAAAGCTATTGCCTTTGGCTCTGCGCTATCTGCATAAACAACTTCGCCGTCATTTATTAATTTCTGTATCATTTCAGTTTCTAACATTTCTACATCAGTTAAATGATTATCGTAAAACTCTTCATAGATATACAAATCATTCAATTCCTCGTCTATCACAACTCTTACTATTGCATTGTAGGAATTACTAAAACCAAAATCGAATCCGGCAAATCTATTCCACTTGCCTTCAATCATTTTTTCTATCCTTGTTTGTTCTATGTGATGTAAATTTCTAAATAATGTGTCTCCAGCACTTCCAAATCTTCCTAGTGTTTTTATTGCTCTTAAATAGTCATCTGTTTCTGTTTCCAAGTCTGCTATGAAGTTGTCAGGCAAAAATTTATTGTCCGTGTATACTGAATGATGTAAATATATATTTTCAGAAAATACATTTCCTTTTTTTAGATTTACTTCATTTTTTATTTTCATAATTCGCTCACTATATAGATTATTCTCGTCTTTACCAACACTTTTTAGTACTTCGCTCAAATATTTATATGTCCATACTCCAAATTCGTTAGGATTAGTTGTCAGTATCAATATGTTTCTGTTTTTTATACTTCTCAATCTTGATTTAAGCTCTTTAAATGATTTATAATCAATCTCATCTGCCTCTTCTATCCAAATAGTATCTATGTCTTTTATTGATTTTATTTTCTTAACATTGTCCAATCCTCTAAAAATAAATTCTGTTCCCGTTACACTACAAGTGATTTTCATCGGTGTTGATGTGAAATAAAAATATTTTTCTAGTCCAAAGCTATATATAATATCTTGTATATCCGCATAACAACTCTCTTTTAAATTCTCTCTTATCTGTCTTACAACCAAAATTTTTCTTTTTTCTTGCAACGATAAGAGCACCAATTTGACTGCTGCATTAAATGATTTACTACTTCCATATCCGCCTAATAAAAAATAAATATGTTGACTATTATCTAACAAAAATTCTTGAAAATGTTTATTCACTTCTCTTGTTATTTCCATCAAATTCCCACCAACTTAATTTCTATTTTGTTATCCTCGTTTAAATCTGTTTTAAGTTTAGATTTCTCTATTTCGAGTTTTTCTTTTTGTATATTTTCATTTTCTAATTCTGTCTCTAGCTCCGCTTGTCGATAAATCCCAATAATTTGTCCGCCTTTGTAAATTTCTTTTTCAAATTCTTTCAAAACCTTTAATCGTTCTTTTATACGTTTGAGCGTCTCATCATCTTCTAATCCAATTTTTAAAAATTTTTCTTTCAATTTTCGTTTTTCTTCTTCTAACTTAGATAACTGTGTTTTCAAGTCGCTATATTTTTCTTCTGTTATTTCAGTTAAAATTGTTTGACTTTTCTCGATTTGAATTACCCTAACACTTTGCCTTTTCCTGTAATAAGTTGCTCTAGAAATCTCATTTTTTCTCATTACTGTATCTCTAGGAACATCATCGATTATATCCGATTTTATCTGTGTTTCTTTATTGTTTGCACCAGTTTTATTTTTGGTGCATTTTTTAGAATTTGGTGCATTTCCTTTTGGTGCAACTTTTTTTTGCCATTTTTCTCTTTTTTTCCAGCTGTTAATGGTATTTGCACTTACTTTATACTTTTTTGATAACTCTGTAACTCCTACACCATTTTCATATTCATTTTTAATTAATAATTTTATGTTTTCATGCACATTCCTT